TCCCAAGGACGAACCTGTCTTGGTTTTTCTTGTTCCTGCTCTTCTAATAAAGCATAAAAAGGTTCTGGGCTTTTTGTAGATATGGGTATTTCTTTAACTTCATTGTGTATTTCTAGAAATTTTCTTTCTTTTTCTAGATATAGATCCCAAGGTCTTGGACTCTGATCAGACATTTCTAGCCTATCGTGTCGTTTACTGGAGCTTGAAAACCTGAGTCTTTGGAGTAAGTCCAACCGATACTTATTTCTCCCACTAGTGCTGGTTCAACAGCAACAATAACTGGGTTACTGGTTAGTAATGCAGCAAAACGCTCTTGCGTAGTCATTACTTCTTGAACTTGTCCGTCTATAACAAAGGCAACGGTTTCAGTCATACTGGGTACTGCTGGATTATCAGACATTTTGTCTCCTGTTAGTAGTTAGTACCATTATATATTATTGACCCGTAAAGGTTCCAATTGTTGTACCCTGAGTAAGTCCACCGGGAGTTAGTGCAACGCCTACTCCTGCAGTTGCGGCAGAGGGTATACCAGTAGTAGCAGTATAGCTAGTGGTACCCAGGCTGGCTGTTAACGCTGTATCGGTATATGGAGTCACTACAATTACTCCAGTGGTGGCATTGGTGGTAACACTCAAAGAGTTAATGTAGGGAGTACTACTGGTATTGGTCCAGCTGGTACTCCATACACTAGTGATGGTATTTGCTACTGATCTCCATAGATTAACTGGCCATACATAGTAGGTTGTAGTGTATCCAGCTGTACAACCATAGGCAGTGCAACCGTTGGCAGTGCAACCGTTATTGTTGGCAGTACAACCGTTAGTACAGCAACCACTAGTAGTACAACCGTAACCGGCACAGTTACTGCCATTATAGGCATTGCAGCAACCGTTACCACAACTACCATAGGTGGGGTTAGAAGCATTGTACCCAGTACAACCAGTACCAGTACAGCCATAACCAGCACATTCATAACCACCACAGGTAAAGGTCGTACAGATAGTATTGTAGCCAGTCTGACAACCGCTACCACAAGAACCATAGATGGCATTACTGGCATTATAGGCATTGCAGCAACCGTTACCACAACTGCCATAGTTAGCATTACCACCAGTTTTGGTCTTGGCATTGTAAGCATTGTATCCAGTAACACAACCGGTACCACAACTACCACTGGTCTTGCAGTTACTGGCATTGTAGCCATTGAGACAACCGTTACCACAACTACCATAGGTTGCATTACCCTGACCATAAGCATTGCAGTAATAAGTCTGACAAACAATAACGGCACAACCGGTACTAGTACAACCATTAGTAGCACAAGTGGCAGCATTGTAGCCAGTCTGACAACCGTTGCCACAACTACCACTGGTCTTGCAGTTACTGACATTATAACTGGTACAGCCAGTAGCACAGCAACCGGAACTAGTACAACCGTAGGTGGCACAACCGGTTACTCCATAGGCAGTGCAGCCGTTGGCGGTACAACCATTAGCAGTGCAGGTATAGGTATTGTAAGTGGAGCTAGGTCCAGTGGACAGTACATAGAAATCACCAGAGCTGGTTTGCCAAAAAGCAACTCCAGCACCCTGACTGACACTCTGTGCACTAATTGTAGCACTGGTTTTAAAGGGAGTTGTAGCCAGTGGAAAACTGGTATTGGACACTGTACTTGAACTAGTGGCCACTCCACTATTACTGTACCAAATTCCAATGATATTGCTCCAGGTATTGCCGGTATTACTGGTGCCTAGACTACCGCTTGTAACTCGAGCCCAAGTGTCAAGGATGTTGCTTTGATACCAAGTTTTCCAGGCTCCACCAATATTGATAAAGCTCTGTGTAATCGAGTGCCAAGTTCCGCCAATATTTACTGACATTCCATTGGTAGAGTGCCAGTTTCCGCCTACGTTAAGATTTCCTGCCATTAGCTATACTGAATCCAGATGTCTCCGTTAGCCCCACCTGAGGGAGTAACTGTTCCACTAACTACCCAAATGTTTCTTACGACTCCAAGACCACTAGATGTAGTGGCAGTTGTCACTACTGTACCACTACCGGCAGTGTAAGAGAGATTAATCTGTGCACCGGGGACCCAAGTTCCTGGAGAACCGGGGGAGGTACAGACCCAAGTGTTGCCATTCTGTCCAATTAGAAAGTCACCGGCTACATAGGTACCACTAGTTGGAGCACCACTAACGGTTGCTCCTACATAACGTGTCCCTTGGGTTGCTCCAGGAAGACCGGTAGCACTATAACTCTCTCGGGTTATTGATTCAGCCATAATTTATCCTTAAGTTAGCTTCATGTGTAGATTATATTGCATTGCAGTGGCACCACTACTTGCATATGCTACAGAGTAAGAGATGTTGGTTCCACTCTTGGCATAGAATTGGAAACTTCCGTAGACTGCACTAGAAGTGGTATTTGCACTAGTGGAGTCATCGGTGAGAGTTATTGTAGTTCCATCGGGGTCAGTAAAGATTACACTCACGGGACCTAGGGTACTAGACGTAGTTGCAGCAGTAGTGACCTTACCATAAAAGTTTAGATTGTACAGTTGAGCAGTCGGAGTAGAGTATATGAGAGTGGTACCAATAGCGGCACTTTGTGTAGTCAAGTCTACTAGTCCATAGTATTCTATGTCATTGACTGGAGCCCACTGAGTTCCATTGTAGGTTAGTACACTGCCACTTGCTGGAGCAGTATTGCTTATGGCAACACCTTGAATTTTGGCTACAGTTGGGTTTGGAAGTGTACCCGTTAGATCTCCACCAACACTGGCACTAAGTGTACCGGTAACAGTTAGACCACTAGCAGCAACCACTAGGCCGGCACTAGTAATGGTCATAGAATCATTGGAGCTATTATTGTTTACAAAGTGTATAGAGTTGGCAGTATAGGTACCCAGTGTAACATCACCATTGGCAGCACCCACATAGACGGCATTGGGGATATTGAACCCACCGGTACCGGCATAGTTACTGGAGTTCATTCCAAACTCACCATAGTAACTGCTTGCAGTTGCTAGATTATTACTGACATTAAAGTTAGTACTACTAGTGGTTCCCGAGTTGGTATTTTGCATAACCATCTGGTTGTAATTACCAACATTACTGGAGAACCCGGCCATAATATTTACATCAGAATAGTTAAGAGAGCCATTGTTAATTGGTGGAGTATTGGTACCACTACTTGCACTAACTGTATAGGGAACACTTAGAATACCGGTTACAGTTACGTTACCGGTTACGGTTACACTGCTATTAGAGTAGAGTGGACCAGTGAGACTTCCACCGGCAAGAGGTAGTTTGGTAGAGTCCAGTGGAGCACTTGTAGTTACTCCTGTCACTCGACCCTTACTGTCAGTTGTAATAACTGGTACTAGAGTAGCACTACCGTAGGTACCGGCAGTTCCAACTCCACTGAGTGTTGGGTTCGGATAGCTACCGGTAAGGTCACCACCGGCTGTACCATTGGGTGGTAGAGCCGTAGGAATTTGACCAAAGGCTGCAGCATCTGAGGCAGCTGAGCCATTTGCAAGTCCTGTAATCTTGTTACTACCCATTGCAATAGCACCAGACATGGTACCACCGGCTTTAGGTAGAGCAGCAGCAGCAACTCCACTAACAGTTGCAATATTTGTATTGGCAGTGACCATCTGCCCGCTAAGTGTGGCTATGTTACTGTTTGCAGTGACCATTTGGCCACTTAGAGTGGCAATATTGCTCTCGTCTGTAATTTGTTTGCCACTAATGGTCGAGACATTGCTATTGGTGGTCACTATACTGCCACTATTGGTGGCAATATTGTTATTTGCAGTGATCATTTGACCACTTAATGTTGCAATATTGCTATTAGCAGTCACCATTTGACCACTGAGAGTGGCTATATTTGTTTCGTCTATAACTTGCTTGCCAGAGATGGTGTTTACAACACCACTGGTAGTGGCATATTGACCCGAGAGAGTTGCATATTGTCCACTAAGACTGGCTAGGTTACTGTTGGTAGTATTGAGACTACCACTAAGTGTAACTAGATTGCCACTTAATGTTGCAATATTGTTTTCGTCTGTAACTTGCTTACCGGAGATGGTGTTTACAACACCACTAGTGGTGACATATTGTCCACTAAGGGTTACAAGTGACCCACTGGTAGATGCAATGTTTGCATTGGCAGTGACCATTTGACCCGATAGGGTAGCAATATTACTTGTATTAGTGGTTACAATTCCTGAGGTGGTAACATATTGACCACTGAGTGTTGCAAGATTGCTATTGGTTGTAGTGATTGAACCACTCAATGCTGACAAGTTTCCAGAAAGACCAGTTACTTGACTTTGGTTAATTTGTACACCAGTTACAGTTACAGTCGAACGACCATAGGTATCTGTTGTAATTACTGGAATACCACTAGTAGTACCGTATGTACCAGGAGTACCGTAGGTTTGTAGTTCAATATCTGTTTGACCAGGAGCAACCAAGTAATTAACAGCAAGTGAGTTACTAGTCAATGGTTGGATAGCAGTATCCCATGAAAGAGTAGTTGTAGCTACACCTTCCCAATAACTAGTTGGTGGTAACCAAATGGGTGCTCCGGTTGAACCATTGTCAATGTATGCTGTTGGTTGTGGGTAAACAAGAAGCCAACTAGTTAGATCTTCGTTGTGAATTTGCATCCATTGACCGTTATATGTTGGCGTAGGAAGAATAACTCCTGTACCAGATGCTGTGTTACCTGAAGCAGTAGCACCAGTTACTGGGGCATATGTGCTAAGAGTAAGTGGAGTCGCAGTAGCAGCATTAGTACCACTAGCAGCAACTGCATTGACTGTGTATGTACCCGTTTGGTTGTACATAATTTGAGAAACAGATACAAATACTCCAGGAGCAGTTGGGTAGTTGGCACCAGAGGCAATAGTTTTAATAGTAGTGTCAGTGTTGGTTGGCATCCACATGATTTGGAAGTTGTCATTACCACTTGCAGTAATTATATGTGTTACAGCAGCAGTTACAGCACTTCCAGCAGGACCATTTGGTACTGCAAATGTTGCATTGGTATTTGGAACATTAACACCATTTTTACGGAACCAAATATCTACGTTTCTAGAAGCATTGGAAGAAGTAAATAATTGAACTGTATAGGCAACCAAGTAAGTACCAGTATAACCAAATGTAATTGTTCCACTAGCCGATCTAGTTATACCATTGGCAGTAAATGTACTACCAATTGCTACAACATTTCCACTTGTAGTGCTTGTAGCAGTTTGAGTGGTAGTAGTGTCATAGAAGGCACCATAGTAACCATTAGCTCCACCAGGACCAGGTGTTCCTACTCCACTTGATGTAATAGGAGTCCATACTCCACCGACTGATGCAAGAACTTGACCAGTGTTTGGAGGGGTAGAGCTTACAGGTGTACCATTGAGATAAGAAACTGTTGGGTTAGGATAAGTTCCGGTAAGATCTCCACCAGCAGTGTCACCAAAGTTATTGCTACTAATTAACCATTCTGTTCTAACAGAATCATAATAGAATTCTACTGAGTTAAATACTCCGTTACCAGCTAGAACAAAACTGCCATCACCTGCAATATTGTCACTACCACTTGCAACAATAGTAACATCATAGGTACTTGTAGTTTGACTGGCAACTGCAATGACTGAACCATTGGCAGGAGCATTGGTTAGAGTGACTGTCATTGCACCAGCAGTTGCATTACATACTACATAGTCATTGGGAACTGCTGTATAGTTACCACTCTTGGTGGTAGTTGGGAATAGAGCATTACCCGTACCAGCATACCAAGTGCCAGATGTAGTACTGTAACGTAGAACTTGGTTATTGGTTGGAGCTGTTGGACTTATGGAAATACCCTGGATTTTAGCTACAGTTGGGCCTGGGTAAGTACCCGAAAGATCACCAGTAGCATTCGTACCAGAGAAGATTGTTCTTCCACTAGTAGTTGCAAATTGACCACTCAAACTTACAATATTGCCCGAGTTGGTTGCTATGTTACTGTTTGCAGTGACCATTTGGCCACTGAGTGTAGCTATATTGATTGTATTAGTTGCAGCAACTCCACTAACAGTAGAGATGTTTGCTTCATCTGTCACTTGCTTACCTGATATGGTATTTACAACACCACTAGTAGTTGCATACTGCCCACTAAGAGTAGTAAAGTTGCCACTAATGGTTGCAATATTGGCTTCGTCTGTAACTTGATTACCAGAGATGGTAGCAATATATCCAGACTGGTCTGTAACAAGGCCTGAAGTAGTAACATATTGGCCACTGAGTGTTGCAAGACTACCTGACAATGATGCAATATTGGAAGTATTAGTAACTACTTGACCACTAATGGTTGCAATATTGGCTTCATCAGTGGATACATCACCCTCTAATAAAATAAGGTTTTGATTTGTTGTATACCAATAGCCAGAGAGAGTAGAAATGTTGCCAGAGTTGGTTGCAATATTTGTATTTGCAGTAACCATTTGGCCACTTAAAGTGGCAATATTGCTTTCGTCAGTGATCTGATTGCCACTTATAGTTGCAACATTATTGGTAATTGTAACTACTTGTCCACTAATAGTGGCAATATTTACTTCATCAGTAACTTGCTTGCCAGAGATGGTGTTTACAACACCACTGGTAGTGGCATATTGACCCGAGAGGGTGACAAAATTACCACTAATAGTGGCTATATTGCTTTCATCGGTCACTTGTTTGCCACTTATAGTTGCTATGTTGGCTTCGTCAATCGCTTGTTTGCCACTAATGGTGGCTATGTTACTTGCATCAGTAATCTGTAGTCCACTTAGAGTGGCTATATTGCCTTCGTCAGTAACTTGCTTGCCTGAGATAGTTGCTACATAACCACTAAGAGTACTAGTGCCATTTTGTAGTGCAGTAATATTAACTGCATCTGCAGCTTGTCGTCCACTAAGACTAACAATATTATTATTAGTGATATCGAGACTGCCACTGAGAGTGACTATGTTGCCCGAGTTAGTGGCAATATTACTATTGGCAGTAACCATTTGACCCGAGAGAGTCGATATGTTGGTCTCGTCAGTTACTTGCTTACCGGAGATGACTCCAATGCTATTGCCTTGATTGGCAACTTGACCACTTAAGGTTACAAAGTTACTTTCATCGGTCACTTGCTTACCACTTATAGTTGCAATATTGCTGTTTGCAGTGACCATTTGGCCTGAGAGTGTTGAGATATTACTAGAGTTAGTAACTATCTGACCCGAGTTAGTTGCAATATTACTGTTTGCAGTAACCATTTGACCACTAAGTGTGGCTATGTTATCTTCATCCGTGGCTTGATTACCACTAATGGTGGCTATATTACTATTGGCAGTAACCATTTGGCCACTTAAGGTGGCAATGTTAACTTCATCAGTGATTTGATTATTGACAACACCACTTAGAGTACCACTTATAATGACCACTTGTCCACTAAGTGCAGCTATATTGCTTTCATCAATGGATTGATTGCCACTAAGTGTAACAAATTGTCCACTTAATGTAGTAAAGTTATTGGTAAGTGTAGTGAGATTTCCACTAAGAGTGGCTACTTTAGTATTTGTAGCAATTATTTGACCCGACAGTACTGCTATATTGTCTTCATCAGTGGCTTGATTACCACTAATTGTAGAAACATAGCCACTTAGTACTACAGAATTTTGATTTAAAAGATCAATATTGTCGTTGGCAATGCCTAAACCAATACCTAGATTAGTTATGGCATCTTCGTCTGTAACTTGCTTGCCAGAGATAGTGGCAATCTGTCCACTCATAGTAGTTTGATTACCACTAATTGTTATTAGATTTGTAGTAAGGTTAGTGACTTGACTTTCAGCAATCTCGATCTCATTGACATAGGTGTCAATTACTCGACCTTTATTGTCAAGTGTAAGAGTTAAAGAGCTAGCATTATTACCGTAAGTGCCACTTGTAGACACTGGAGGTAGTGTTGGATTTGGGTAGCTACCTACTAGATCTCCACCGGCAACACTGCCACTAATAACGGCATCAGCGGTTATATAGTTAAACTGTGCTTGCTCTATGGCAGTAGAGACTGGAAAGACATTAAAGTTATCAGGAAATCCTGCAGCATGTGGTTGAGCAAGTGTACCGTCATAGCCTCGACCATTAGTGCCACTGACATTATAGATATTAATAACAGTATTGAGGCCTAGTGCAATGGCACCACTGGCACAAAGAATTTTTTCTTCTGAACCCAAACCATAGTCAACAACCAGTGTATAGGGTCCACTGGTTCCCAGAGGATTGGTGGTATTATAGCCATAGGGGCTAACTTCATACCAACCGGTGGTGTTGGCTACGGTTAATGTTTGGTTAGAAACATAACCACTAGCAACTGTAGCTACAAGATATGTAGGAGCCGCACCACCGGGGTATGAACGTATTACACTGGAATCAGGAAGGGCCATTTAAATGGACTCCGAGGGTTTCGTATTCTCTTAGTAAGGGTACGAAGCCGACTGCCAGGTAGGAGTTACTGTAAGGGAGTCACCACTAGCAAGTGTCACTGTTGAAAGGTCACTGAATGGAGCATACCATAGAACTGCACCGTCTCCACCAGGGCCCGAAGGGTTACCGGCACCATTAAAAGTAGCAACAAAGATACCGTTAATGTCACTAGCAGTATCTGGACCAGTATTAGTCCAAGTAAGTGCACCACTGTATGTAGTCTGCTCTACTGGAATGTTGCTTTCACCATTAATGGTAATTACTGTACTGGTAATGGCTTGCCATCCACTGGCAGCAAGAGGAATACGTGCATAACCATCAAGGTCACTCACTTCCAATACATCATAGCCGGAATCACCATTGTTTAGATAGATTGGAAGGTCTCCACCACTGACCCAACCACTAATTGTTGACCAAGGAGTTGCAGTAAGTCCAAGGTAGGTAGTGGTAGGAGCTGCTTGTGTTCCACGTGGAAGAACATTCAACATGTAGTCGAGTCCTTCAGCTGGGAAGAAGAAAGTAGAATTGAAGTTTGCTGTCATAATTTTATCTCCTAGATAAATTGTATACTAACGTTGAACTGCATTGAGTCTCCGGGAGTTAAACTAACTACAGGAAAACTACTTTTTAAGAACATGGTTCCTGCAACTCCCGTTACCGGGGTATATGTAGGAATTATAGAAGTAGAACGGGTTGAACCGTTATACCCCCTTGTTACATAAAACGTATCGGTCCCATTGCCCGAAGTAACTAACATTACTTCAGTTGAAACCTGTACTTCAAACGGAAACGAGTTCCCGTAGGTACCATATAAGTTAACTCGAATACTGGTATCACCGGGATTAACCTGTGAAGTTAACTGTCCATTAGGAGCAGTTAGACCACTATCGAATAGACCAATATTGCTAACCGTTTGGTATATATCAGAATTTATTGTTCCAATACATAGATAAGTGTCTCCAGAAGTTACAATGGTCTCTTTCGAGATTGTGCACCTTACCGGATTAAGAGTTGGACTAAATAATGCTACATCTGTAGGTGAAACTGTTTGTGTTCCAGACCCCCACGCCATATATTGTATGGGTGCTAATCCGAAACCCGAACCTAGAATACAATTAACTAGACTAGTTCTGCCCTGTGTCGTTAGTAACGAGATCATTCTCTTCTTCAGTCCCAACCCTTACTAGGTCGATGTCACCATATACTTCTTGTGTGCCATCGGCTCTAGTAACGGTTGCGTTAACTTTTATAGTAAAGGGTTTGTAATTCATACTAGCACTGTTGTTGCTTAGTATTCCTCTGCTGAGTCTGATTAAGGTTACCCTGGTACTTAGTGTAATAAGCGGCCCATTGCTGAGTCTCTGATCCACCGTCTGGGCCTTCGCCTGTATTGATTTGACGAACTTGTACTTGAACTACCTTAGTAGTATCTTGTACTACAGCTCCACCACCGTTAACTGGGTAGGCGTGTACTGTAGCATCATCAATCCAAGTAGGATTAGCATTAGGAGTACCAACATAGTTAGGGTAAGAAACATTTTCACTAGCAAGTGTTATATTGGTAATAACTGGAGTACGACCAGTTCCACTAATTACTGTAAGTACATCTCCAGCACCAGCACCAAAAATGATGTCTGTCTTATTACCGGCAAGGAATTGATTTCCATTGGTATCAGTAGTTAGATTTACTGTAGAAGGCTCAACTGCTTGAAGAGCTGTAATTAGATTTCCAGCAGTAGAGAGTCCACTTAGTGTACTAGTCTTTAGGTGAGTTGTACCACCACTAATAGTAAAAGTGCAAGTGGGGTCAGTTACAGACAATGACCAGAGTCCATTGGTTGCATAACCAGCATCAATTACACTTTTTGGATTAGCAGTATAGGAGTTGGCTCCACCACGAGTGTTGGAACGTACTGTCTGCTTGGTACTTTGTTCTAATGGGACATTAACAGTCATAATTAGAATCCTCTCTGAGTTGTATTGTACTGACCAGCTTGATAAACAAAACCACCAAGGTTTTGACTACCGTAACCAGTGGCTTCTGGGTCTACTGTAAGTACATTATAGGTTTGTGGTAGCCATGGGTAAAACCAGTTAGTATTAGAATAGGTCAAAGTATCTTGATCTGCATCAACCACAATCCCTACGGGACCAGCTGACTTTACTGGCTCGGCCTTGAGTTCAGAGACAGCCTTTTTTGGGGCCTCTGTCTCAATTACATTTGTGTTTACTGTCTCTTCGCTCAATTTAAGCTCCTTGTAGAACGGGAGCGGGCTCCCGATTATTATTTAAGGTTTTGCGGTTTATTAGAGTCACCCCAGATTTGAGCTGGAGTTTGTCCTGGTCCCTTAGGTTCTGCTTCATCAGGCAATGAAATTTTGTACATTCCATTGTTCTCACTGGCAGTTGGTCCAAGAGACTCCATAAGGTGATTCAAGTGATTTTCACTTTCACTTGACTCATCTGCGAGTTCATTAATTCTATTCATGGCATCATCATCATTCAAGAAGCGAATCTTACCACGTTGTACTGCTCGAAGAATAAAAGGATCTCTTCTAAGTGCTTCATCAATAGTTTGTACACTACCGTGTAGACCGTTAGCCTTAAGTTTAAAGCTACCTTTAGGACTACTAAATACTGTACTAGCTGTTGTTAGATTCTCAATCCAACCACCGGTTTCTACATCCTGCATTCCTTTAAAAGCAGTTGGAACTGGTGTTCTGGCTGCTGCTAAGTCTTGTGGATCTGCCTTGTGATCTTCGATGTAACCGTCCTCATAGGGGACTGCTACTGGAACACTTTGACCGTTATCTCCGGATCGTGATACTGTTTTTGCCATTTTATTTTCCTATCTTCAAGGGAGACTTTTTTTATCTCCTAAATAGGTACGAGATATTCATACCTAGTTGTTACATCAAGGGTATTTCTTTACTACAAAAATTTTACAACTTAGTGGAGCTTGAGCCATTTATAGACCCAAGCTCCACCAAATGTAAATGTTAAGACTAAGCCTTAACGATCTTACCAAGACCACGTGGGTTCAATACGATCTCTGAAACGAGCTCGTCCATTACCCATCCCTTGTGGAACTTCTCAGGGGTGTGGTTCTCTTCTACATCGAGTGAGTACATAACTGGGAATACACCGAGGAACTCTGGTGATGGAGTCATGTAAACTGTTCCCTGTGGAACTTCGATTGAACGCTGTACTTGGAAGCCACCGAACTGAACAATACGCTCACCGGCAACAACACGGTCCTTAAAGGCCCAACCTGTTTGGTTAATGTCCCACTTGTAGAGGTCACGGTAGTCGATTGGGTTAAACAAAAGACGACTGGCTTCCAACTGGTGGACTTCAATCAATGCTACGAGGTCATAGAGCGAATCAGGAGTAATGTATCCTGAAAGTTCGTTAACTACGTGGTTAGGTGATACTGTGTGGTTAGGGTCGACAGCATAGTTGTTAATTGCAGCTTCAAGAACTGTAATTAGACGAGCGTCTTCCTGCATCATAATAGCCTGCTTGGACATGTCCTGAGCATATTCTACGATGTTAACACGCAAGTACCATAGGTCTTCCTTCTTAATTTGAGGGAATGTAGCGATACGGAACAAACGGACCGGAACCTTCTTACCTTCGAATGGAGTAACGCGGACTTCGCCTTCGTTACCACTCAAGATGTAGGCCTGACCATATTCGTCAAGTACGTCGTACATAACTGGTACACCAGGTGTTAGTGGATCTTCCAGAAGAACGTTACGAGTCATACCTTGGTAACGAAGCTTAAGCTGGATAGGACCAATCATACCCTGACCAAGACGAACCATGTAGTTGTCCTTGTCGGCGAGGATTCCAGCAAGACGACGCTGCTTTTCCTCACGGGTGGCTGTCTTACGACCAGTTGCAGCAGCGAGACGCTCTTGAGCCTCTACAATGTTTGCAACATAATCATCAGACTTCTTTGCGGTACGAGGAGCCAAGTGTTCAGCTACTGCACCATTAGGAGTGATTGAACTCATTATGGATATTTCCTTTCTTTACCAGTAACTAACTAGTTCTGTGGGTTAACGTTGTTAACGAGGCGAATAACGATCTGTGTTGGACTAACAACATCGATCAATTCAGCAACGACTACACCGTATTGGTTACTACCAGAAACACTTGTAAGAGCACCTGGGTTAACAGAGCTAGCATACAGGAACTGACGTGATCCGTTAGTTGGAACCGTGTAAGCCGCTGCAGTGTCGAATGCTGGAGCACCGATGGTGAAGAAAGCATTGCTTCCTCCGAGCCATACAGCCCAAGCATTTACACCAACTTGACTAATGTCGTCAATGTTAGGGTTACGGTCCAAGCATGAGAGTCCAAATGGTTGTGCAGCTGTACTTGTGCAAGCAGCTCCACCCAAAAGGGCCACTGTATCCGGGCCAGTCTTAGCCATGATCATACCAGAGTAAACGTTACCGGTCTCTGCTGGATCAAGGAATGTGTTGTATGGTGTAGCCTCGTACTTTTCGTACAATGGAGTGCACGTACGGTGTACCCCAACGTTTGCTACGCTATTAAGTTGCAGCATAATTTATTTCTCCTTAGTAGGGGATTGTGGTTAAAGTGTCATCAACCAATCGTCAGACAAAAGGTCCTGACGAGTAACTGATGAGGCCGTCGTCATACGACCCATTTCGGGCAAACGGTTGTTACCGCTGGCCACTTTTTGGCTCCGAGGCTGACGGGCCCCAGACTCTTCGAGCATATCGAGACTAGCTTTAAATCCTTCAAGCTTAGAATCTGACATTTGCTCAAACTTTGCGATGTGCTTAGCACGGTCATTATTGTTGACCATTCCAAGCTTCTCGAGACGCTCTACAACTTGTAGGGCTTCAAAAATCTTTTCACGACTGGCCTGTACGGCAGCAACCGTTCCTTGATACCCAACGAGTGCAGGGTTAGTGCCATCGAAAGGCCAAGGGTTGTTGTCATCGTCGACCTGAGGAGTCTTACCAGTTTCGGCTCCGTCGTTGTAGTAGTCTACATAACCGGCATCTTCTCCGTTTACATTTTCAGCTACTTCCACATTTGTTATGTGGTCAGGAGTCATTGCATCTTCTTTGGTAAAGTGACTGCCCGAATCATCCAAGTCACGAACGTCAGTTACCTGAAGTGTCTCTTGGTTACCGTTAGTAGCAATACGCTTTTCACGTTCTGCAATACGATCGGCAATAGTTTCTGTCTTAGAAGCAGTGGCTTTCATGGCATCATCTTCGTCATTGTCACTCTTATCTTTCTCCATCATAGCATCTGCACTATCTGCAGCAACCTTATTAATGGTTTCGGTCAAACTTTCGAGTGCCTTAAGGTCTTCGTAGGCTTGCTTATAGTTAGAAGTAACTACTAGTTCGTTCTCAATGTCGTTAACAATACCGGCAATAGTACCTACAGTGTGTACTAGATCTTGCTCGGTAGAAGCTGTTCTTACAAAATCATTGGCTTCTGCAGCAGCAGTAAAGAGACCCGAGAAGTCAAAGTCTTGTTGAGCATCAATAGCATCACGAATTTCACGACTAGCCTTATAGACCGAGTAGAGACTTTCTTCTACAGCAGCATACTGTGGTCCCTTTACAGTGTAGACTGCACTAGAACCAGGTCCACCAACAACATCAGTGTCCACTGAATCAAGATCAGTTACATCAATTGCTGATCCACCTGGGTCTCCGGCTTTCCAATCATCAAGCTCCTCAGCTACAGGAAGTTGATCCGGAAGAATAGCTCCCGGGAAAGGGTTAGTAGTTTGGTCATAGTGCTCACCAGTTGTTGGCTTTGGTGCACCACTCTGTTGCCAAGCATTTTCTGCTGTCTTAGTTAGCTCGTTGTCGAATCGACTCATCGCTACTCCTGTTCTTCGTCGGAGCCTTTTTGGCCCTCTTGCTTGTTCTTAAAAAACTTTTGCTCTGCACTATCTCTTAATGCGTTCATGCCTCTGGTAATTTCAGCGTCACGAACCACACTAACATCATCTAGTTCATCACTGCCTAGACTTTGATCTGCGGAAGACTTCTTATTGTTTAGTTTATCTTGTTGCTTTTTGATTTTAACTCCGGCAGGACTTAAAAATCTAAACTTTTTGCTCTTTAAAAGCTTTTCACTAGGACCAATAAAAGTAGTATTGATGTCTAGTTGAAGCTTAGGGTTAGCATAATCTTTGACACATTGATCATCATCGCAACTAATGGCATCTTCATCCATTTTGTGCCCACAAGGACCCTTGATCTTTTTTACCTTCTTTTGAGTATTTTCAAACAACATATCAGCAAAAGAAAATCTTGCTGCTGCTGCTTTCATACCTTGAGACTGTTGCCAGGCTTGTATTGCCTGTAATACTTCTTCAGCAATATACTGACAATCTTCACAAACTCCATTACGATAAGCATTGCCTTGGCACTGTGGACAATCTCCAAGAATAGTAATGTTAAGTCTCATGACTTCCATTGCTATTTTTTCTAGGTCAGAAGATACTTTTAGAATTGGCATTAATTAACCATTCTTTTCTGTAGCAACCAAGCACTTTCGTCGGCCGGTTCGAATACAAAACTTAACTCGAAGAAGTTAGGCTTTACACACGATTCGTAAACCAAAGACTCAATTCTCTTTCCCTGTTTATAAACCGTTACTGTACGTCCCTTTAATGCCGGGATGTGTGTACAATATTCTGCAGGCTTGCTAGCATACTTGCCACAAGCACTACAAGCTGTTCCTTCTACGTCGGCTCCCATACTTACTGCATTTAGATTTCCTTCCATGATGGCTTTTGCCAACTTGGGGAAAGTCTGTGCATCTACTTCCATAAGACAGTAGACACTTGCATCGGTAATTCCTGAAGCCAACTTCGTTTCTTTATACACTGCATCGAGGATTACTCCACGAGCACGATCTGGATCACTGTTATTGTGCTCCACATAAATTGGTCTACCTACGAAGGTTTTATAGGACTGCTTAATCTCGTCTACGGGCCATCCGTCGTAGTTAGCATTGACTCTAGAACTAATAGCTCTAGAAACTACATATAGATAACCACTGGCCATTTTAAAATCAAAATCGTCAAAAGTTACTGCATGTAGAGCAATGGGCTCCGAGTTTGCTGTGAGAGAACTACGTCCCATTAGGCTAACAGTCGGAGCACCAAATTTAATCATATGTATACCTTAACTCTATTGGTTCTGAACACTCTTTACATTGTTGTAATCGTAAAAAGAACGAATCTTATAATTCTTCTGCTTCTTTTTGGCCTTTGTGCCAACCAATATGTTCGACTAAAATCTCTCGAGTCTTTGCACCTTCGGCTCTAAGTTCGGCTAATATTAACTTCATTTCAATTATTGAATCTTCTGTTCGTGCTGCGATGTCACCTATGTTCTGTGTATTTTTTCCATTGGGAGATACTTTGTAATTGATATCTTTAAGATCTGATGCAATTGTCTTAACAATGATTTTTTTAAGAAAGAAAAGAATAGAGCCCGCTGAAGTAATGATGATGAGTATATTGGCCCACCATGCTGAATTCCAGACAGTCCCTAACATTCTACTCGTTCTCTATCTTTTCATAAATAGAGTTAGAGAGATCTAGCTTGGAGGCATTACGACATTTACGTCCTTCACCCTCTTTAATTATATCGAGCTTGATTAGAGGACTAACAATATTAAATGAAGTCTTGGCATAACCTACCTTGGGCAGTATGCGAGGCTTTGGGGAATTAAAGGGATTATTCATTATACCTCTTAGTTAGGGAAAGTAAAGGTATTACATTATTTACTGAATAATGGTTGGACTATTAAATCCATCTGAGCCATCATGATGCTTTTCTGTCATGCCATCTAGGGCTACATTCCCGTCATTAACTGTAGGGATTTCCATTTCTTCTTGCTTACCAACAGTATCGGTCATAGTATCTAGTACACTGGCCAGGTGTTCTTTGAATTCGTCTTCATTGAACTTTTCATAACTATCGTCTACAATAATCTTCATACCCTTAGCAAGCTTCATACGCTTGCGTTTCTTTTGCTCGAAGGGTACAGCAAACTTCATACGATCACCATAGGTAACGGTCTCGAATGGGTCTTCGTCTTCATCATCCCAACCGGCTACACTAGCTGTCTTCTTCTTGGGTCCATTCTTAGGACCTTTCTTGGATGGCTTAGGTTGACTCTTTTTCTGTTCGTAAGAGATCTCTGGACGTTGACGTTCTTGAGGACCACTAGGATACATATCGGGCACTTGACTAACATCACTAGCGGGACCATTTCCGGTCATATTAGGGGCAGCAGGCATACTGGTAAGTCCGGCCATGGCTCCTGGAGCTAGTTGAGCAGCCATAGCAGGATCTTCTAGCATCATTAGGTAGGCCTGGTATTCCTGCATATATTCTGGCGGGATTGGAAGTCCTAGAGTCATTAGACGGTTAAAGAGGTCTTTCTTAAATTGCTGTTCAGCAATAACTGTCTTGATCTTTTCATCCTTACGAGCTTCAACTTCATCATCAAAGTCGATTGGAATATTAACTGCAAGTGTAGCAAGAGAGATTGGGAACCCACTAGCCTGTAGTTGTTGTAGAAACCCTCGTTCTACTGATTCATCTCGGAGGTTCATACTACGGAATCGTACCTCTGGAATAGCCAACTTTGGACGTTCTTCTACAAACTCAGCACCAGTTTCTTCATCGACCATGAGAACAGTTTCCATAACTGGAACCATCTGTCCACCAACATTACGGTACTCATAGTGTCCTTGTCGTTCTGCAACTGGTTCCATACGACTACGAATAAATTGCTCGATCTTGTGTTGATAAGTAGAGAGCATTTGAGTAATAAGTTCTCGGTTAAGAGCACCCGAAGCGTAAGTACCACCCTGTCCACCCTGAATAAGATCACTACCAATACCGAATACTCCCATAACATTGGTCTGTACTCGCATAAAGTCTTGATCTAGTCTAGGCATACTTTCACGACCAAAAGCATTCTGAATCTGTAATCCATGGTGATAGGTCATCAAACGGAAGTCCGAGTTAATGGCCATAGCTAGGTCATCTCTTAGACTCTGTAGTTCTTGAGCATCCGGAATCCATGGACCGTCTTGGTCTACATCTGGAAGTCCAAGTGTAGCTAGAATTAATGGGCTATATAGTCGGTCAGCAATGGCATCTTGAGCAGCATTGAGACTTTCTTCCAGCATAAGCATACGGAAAGCACGAAGTAGAATAGGAGTACCGTGTTCACTCCAAGGATTAGTCTTAAACTTGATCTGCTTCATAATGACATCAGAGACTGGAATCTCTTTGTCTTGACGAGCCCAAGCTACAACATCCGGGTAGAGTTGCATAAGCATAGCATACTCTTCAGGAGGGTCACGACGTTCAATTAGACGCTTGATCTCTTCTGGAACCTTAATGTGATATTGATAGGTTCTTAGTGCACGATTTTTAGCCACGATAACATCATTAGGATTAATGATTTCATCTTCTTCCCAAGCACCAATACCATCATGCCAAGAACCCATAGCAAATACTTCTCCTACGGTCCAGTGTTCACGACCTAGGTCGAAGAGGAACTCTTGATAGTTAAGTCCATCGAAGAATAGTTCATTATAGAATTCACTAATTCTCTTGTCCGGGTGTATTAGTTCAATGTCTAAGAGTGGGAATCTCGTATAGATATCAATAAGTCCAGGAACCAAATGATGAGTCGTGTAGAGAAGTCTGGCCCAGTCTCTAATTTTACGTGTTTGTTCATCTGGGTCCTCCATATTGAACCACCAGGTGCGTTCACGCCAGTATTCAAATGGGTCATGTAGTTTAGGCCAAGCCCACTGTGCATCACTACCAGTAGCAGCACCCGTTCTGCGGTTAGCAGTATTGGATACTCCACCTTCAAGAATCATATTGTTCTTAAGGCTATTAAGTCTCTCTCGACCCTGAGGAGGACCACCTAGTGCTGTAGCCATAGGGCCAATTTCACTAGCCATTGCACCTGGAGTTTTAGCTCTAGTGAGCATATCTCTGGCGGCTACACGAGCGGCCATAGGATTTTTGGGGAGAGTAAGTCCCGCTTGCCTCATTCTATTAAACTCAGATGAAGCACTCCAGTCCTGAGGAGACATCGATTATCCTATCTAGTTATTGCAGCAGCCAATGCCGGGAGCAAGTTCTGCCATGCAAGTCGGGCAGATACTAGCACCACGACCGAGCATAATAGTTCCACCACTACCCTCACCGGAAATAATTTCATTACCACCAAGAGTGAAGTTGGCACCAACTCTACGAGTATTAGCAGTACGTATATTTTGGTTTCTTTCCATAATTAAATCAACTCCTATTATAGTATATTTATTGACCGATGTAGGTGTGGTCAGCGTTGGTATTTGAATAAGGGGTTGGACCATCAATTTCACTAACAATGGCTCCACCACTAATACTGATATTTTGAGGATTAGCAATATTCATTTGACCAATTCCACCATTGGCTGCAGTAGCATTCTTACCGACTCCCATAGCACTAAGGTCGGTAAACATACCGCCCAGTGACCAATCGATAATTCCATTACCACCACTGGCGGTTAAACGATAGGCATTGTAGAGATTTCCACTAACACCAACTAGACTAATAACATAGGGAACATTGGCACTAGTCACTGTAACTGAACCAAGAGTATGCCAGTTGGTGGAAGAGTAGACATTTAGTCCACCATAACGGTTACCGGTACCTTGTAGTCTAACTACACAAGAACCACTCCACGCAGTCTCTGCAGTAAGTACGGCACCAGTACATTCGATGTCTTGTATACTAGTAGTAGAGTCAGGGGTGCATACATACCCTACATCAGTTCCCCCACTTACAACTACTAGTCCTGGAACTAGACTTCCCGGTACATTTCCAGAGATTACTGGAGAAGTAGGATAGGGTACTGGGGCTGGGTTAACATTACTTGCACTTCCGTTACCATAAAGAGTAACAAACTGACCCAATACATATGGGGTCTTTGCTTGCTTGGGACCTTTACCTTCTGCGAAATTCATAATTGCTCCTATAGACTTAGGTAGTCGATACCCAAATCATCACTTTGTGACTCTTGTAAAAATTTCATAGCATTTAATGCTATTTGATCATCCGCAACTGAAGTCATCGGTACTTCTATCGACTCTCTGTTTTGCATAGACGGTTGTACTGTGCTAGGCTTAGGAGATGAAACTTCTGGTCTAGAAATCATTTGTGGACGAATAGTAGATGACTTCTCTATCTTATCTTCCAAGGCCTTGAGTCCTTTTGTAAGGGTTATGTCAAGGTTTTTATAGTGCTTCTCTAGGATAGGTTCTATCTTAGACTCAATCGTAGTTTCCGGATCACTAAACATCCCTTCTAGAACTCGAGTGGCACTATCCCAGATAAACTGTGAAGATAAGGAACCAACTAGTCTACACAGACGTTTCTGTTGATCGTCCCATTCGAATTCATATGTTCTACCGTCATAGTCTGTTACTGACCCATAGTGTATATACTTTACTGAACCTTCAACAGTTGCAAAGTCTATGGCTACGAGTTCTTTAGTGACGGGGACTTGCTTAACCTCAAGGACCTCTTCTACCGGGGTAGAAACAATCTTAGTTTTTTTAAAGTTGAACATTGTCTTAGTTCTGAACTACCAATTCATAGTCGTTTTTACGCTCTACTGAAGCCGTACGGTCATCCCAGATGACGGCAAACTCTGCATCACCTACGGCAACTACAGTACCGGCAATCTTTACAGATGGAGTTTCTGTATAGACACGACTACCTACGAGAGTTGCAGCAGTTGAGCTGGCAATAACTCCCATTGTAAAGTCTTCACGAGTCTGTTGACGACTAAAACCTTTGCTTTGCATAACAAGCTGACCATAAGGTGCTGTCTGCTGTGCTGGGTTCTTAAATTCATTTACTTTGTCTGTGTGCTCTACAATAGCATCATTCTTGTCAAAGCGTTGTGCAAGACCTTGCTGTTGTTCTTTGTAAGCCTGCTCATTTTGATCATAGTCAAGACTGTCAGCATCCATATAGTCATTGGGCATTTGCTTACCCGGCATAATGAAGTCTACGTCAACTGGACTAGGTCCGTCAAATAGATCGGCGATTTTAATATTTAAACGTGGTTCCATGATTTCTCTTTCACTAGTATAGATTGAGATCTATACGCTATAGTTAACTACTACCTTAAATTACATTTATTATTGGTGAGGCGGGATAAACTTACCGGGCTGTGGTGGTT